AGTGCATTTTCAAACTTAGAGTTGGGAAATAAACTGAATGCGTTGAATGAAAAGAGCGTTCAACTGACCGCTCTCAAAGCCGCCGCCAAACTCAAGGCTCAAGCAGAATACGACAAGCTAAAAGCGGATTTAACTGCTAAATTAAAAAACCACGAGGCTGTACTTAATAACCCTAAAAAATCCAAGGAAGAGGCCAAGGGCTCTGCGGCGGCGGCGAACGCGGCAGTCAAAACACACGCTGATAGATTGAAAAATATCGTAAAAGCAGGGGTCGCTGTTAATTCGTCGGAATTTAATAGACGGTTAGCAGCACTGCGGCCAAAACTTGAAAATTTTAACAAATTTAGAATAACGGGCACCCGTGAACCCAAGCCCAAATGGGACGCCCAAGCCAACAAATATTTGAGTGCAACCACCTACGCGGAAAACAAAGAAAAGATTAATAGACAATTCAAAAAAGGACTCATAGGGTGGAAGAATAAAGACCTGACCAATTTCTGGAAGGCTGTAAGTTCTTTAAAAAGGAAGAGGGGAAGGGTGGGCGGGGCGGGTGAGGCCGTCGAGAACGAAGGGACGTCACAGACTGTACCGGCTGCTGCACCGCGCGGTGCCGCGCTTGCGGCAGCGGCAGTCGCGACAGTCCCCTAGAACGCCCACGTCCGGTCACGTGGACAATAAACGGGAGACACAATAAGGCATACGCCAAGAACACCATTAATGCATCCAATTTATACATTAAGAATGGCACAAAATATAAAAAAATCAGTAATAGAATTACGGGCGCATACGATAATCAACACACCTACACCTGGAATGGCGCCAACTTCGTATAAATTTTAAAAAGTAATAGTAAATGGCCAGCATGGGTTTCGAGCCCAAACTCGACTGCGGGTGTGGTTGTGGAGGTGCCAAGAAGAGTGACGTCGTCAAGTTCAAGTACGCGGCGTACTCTGCACTCGTCTTTTTCTTCGTGGCAAATCCGGAGACGTTCAAGCTCACAAGTGGATTGTTTGGTGGATGGGTCGCCGCTCCAGGGGGTTGCCCCACGGCTGCGGGTCTGTTCCTGCACACGATCGTATTCCTCGCGCTCGTGTTCGGGCTTATGAAGATTCGTAGCTGAAACTTTTTTCCCAGTAAATAGTAAAATGTGGACCAAGATTCTGATCTTCATGGTTGTCTTTTTCCTCGTGGCCAACCCGTCGACGTTCAAGATCGTCCGCCGTCTGTTGGGTTCATGGGTCGCCAGCGCCGAGGGTCTGGCCACGCCCGCCGGTCTGGTCCTGCACGGCGCCGTGTTCGTTGGCCTCGCCATCTTCCTGCCCAAGGCGTTGATGGGCGCCTCTGGCTACGCCGAGGACGACGAGGAGTTTGAGGACGAGGGTGAGGAGTATGAGGACGAGGGTGAGGAGTTTGAGGATGAGGGTGAGGAGTTCCGCCGCTCGAAGAAGAGCAGCCGCCCTCGGTGCGGGCGTGGTCAGTATTACAACAAGAGCTCTGCGACGTGCATGGCCAAGCCCACGTGCGGTTCGGATGAGTACTTCAGCCGCCGTTCAGGTGCTTGCAAGCAGCGCCGCCGTTCCAAGTCAACCCCGGCCGCATCGGCCGTGACCGCCCCAGGCGCCGCTCCATTGACGATGGCGTCCAAATATGAGGAGGAGGATGAGGAATTCATCGGCATGGGCCCGTACTAAATTCAGAAATCTTCGTCGAACCGCACAGAGTCTCCTTCGGTAACCATTCGCTTGGAGTAATCCCCGACTCTTTTTTCAAAGAAATTCGTCTTCCCCTCCAGTGATATAGTCTCCATCCATGCAAACGGGTTTTCAGCGGCATATATCGCCGGGTGGCCCAATTGCTTCATCAGCCTATCAGCCACGTAATGAATATATTGTTTCATTTGTTCGGCATCCATGCCTATCAGTCTGCATGGAAGCGCCTCCGTAATGAAACTTTCCTCAATTTCAACCGCGCCTCGTACAATGTCCGCCACCGGGGCGGACTTGTCGGCAAGGTGATGGTACAGAGCAACTGCAAACTCGAGATGCAGGCCCTCATCGCGGCTAATCAGTTCGTTACTGAAACACAGGCCAGGAAGGACCCCCCGCTTCTTGAGCCAGAAAATAGAACAAAAAGATCCAGAGAAGAATATACCCTCCATGCATGCGAACGCCACGAGACGTTGTGCAAAAGGCGCTGAACTCTTCATCCATTCCAGAGCCCATTCCGCCTTGCGTTTCACAGCAGGTACCGTCTCTATAGCACGAAACAAGGAATCCTTCTCAGCCTTGTCCTCCACAAGTTTGTCAATCATGAGGCTATACGTCTCACCGTGTATGGATTCATTGAAGGTCTGGTACGCGTAGAATGACCGAGCCTCTGCAATCTGAACTTCTGATGCGAAATTGATATTTATATTCTCCATGACAATCCCGTCACTTGCCGCAAAGAATGCGAGAACCATTTTTATAAAATGTTTTTCAGATGCGTTCAGCTTGACCCAGTCTGACACGTCTGTTGCCAAATCAATCTCCTCGGCCGTCCAGAATGACCCAACGGCCTTTTTGTACAGGGCCCACAAATCAGGGTACTTGATGGGGAAAACCGTGAATCTATCATTCGTGAGGGTGAGGATTGGGTCCGACATACTATATCAAAGAGTTTATTCTTTAGAAGACGCGGCTGAATCTCCCCCTAATAATTCGTGTCATTAAGTAATGGAATCGGTGCTCGCCAAGGTGATGGTTATGGGGGCTGCTCACATCACAGACATGGATGTGAATCACGTCCATCGAAACTACAAATTACCCCTCGACGTCAAAGCGCTCATGTTCTTACACCATCTCATCATTACCATGGTTGTTCTTGGCATCTTTCTCACGAGTAAAAAATTTATTAGAATGCACCTTGTAGCCACCGCTTTCATTTTCATACTGTGGTTTTCATTCGACGGGTGTGTATTGACTTTTCTTCAAAAAGAATTAATAAATTATTTTCCCGGGGACTGTGAGGCGATCCACGGCACGTATACAAAGCAGGCGCGTGAGCAGTTTGTCATTGGCGGTTCGATAATTTTGTACGATTTTTATAAACTTCTAGTGTAGGGATGACCACCGTGAGTGGCTTTTACACCATCAAGGATCCGATGACGGCGACGTTCTACGTGACGTCATCACTCCCACCCGAGCTCAAGGCGGGTGTTACGCTTCTCAATCTTCCAGGGATTGTAGGAAACACGCTCGTGACTACAGTCTACGCGACGCCCGGTGCACGTGCCGATTATGGAGCCTACAACGGGAGTGTGGATTTTCAGATTGACAAATCCCAAACTATCCAAGGGATTGTGCCCGTTTCAGCCACGACGATATCCACGCAGACGTTCACGAATCAGCCACCTCAATATTCATTAGACGGAACTTATTTCATTTCAAATTATAAAGTTTATTTTTATTCAAAATTCCCACTTCCCCAAGATGTAGCCAAGGGGTGGTTACTGAGCAGCCTTCCCGGGATTTCGTCTGTTCTCGAGGTGCGCCAGATGCAGACCGGAGCTGGAAAAATCGCCCCAAAGTACCCAGGTGATCCGGTGACATTCAATTACGCGGGATCCCTGCAACTCTCGCCCATTCCACGGGGCACTGCGCTTCCCAATACTCCACCGGCCGGCGTAAAAGCGAACAATCAAGGAATTCTTTACCCTCCGACCGTTGCAACGGGGTTTGTGGCTCAGCCCCTGAATCTCTCACCGCCCCAAGTGCTTACGATCCCCCCGATTGAAGATGACAAATTTGTACGATTTCCAGTTGACATCCGCCCGCTCGGCGAGGATGTGACCGGTCACAGTATCAATTATGACGACAAATTGGTGGAGAAAAGCAAGTTGGGGTTTAGTGCGGGTGGCGTGCTTTCTCTCGATGCATTAGGGCCACAGGAAGAACGGATCGCCACAATTTCCGATTTTACAAAATCAGAATGGGATCCCACCTATCAACAGCATTCACTCGCCGTCGTGTACCAACAACGCGTCCCGTTGCCCGGCACGACATTCATACGGCGCATAGATCCCGGGGTGGCCCAAGTCGAGCTCAGACCGACGGAACTCGGTGATCTCTTTTCTAATATGCATCTCCAAGTGACTCTCCCCGCGCTTGCTCCCGGGTATTCATACACGAACCAGATTGGTCGAGCTCTCATAGAAAAGATTGAATTTATAGTGAATGATACGGTTGTTGAAACAATATATGACGACTGGCTCGTCATCCGCGATCAGACGTTTCTCGACTATGACGAGCAAGTAGGAATGTTCAATCTCGTGAATGGTGGACAGGCCAATCAAAACTTGAGCCCTACTGCGCCTCTAAACCTCTTGATTCCACTTGAATTTTTCTTTTGCAGACGTCACAGTCACGAGAATAAGAATCGTGAGCGGTTGCGCCGGCCTTACTTCCCGGTCTGTGCAATATGGGCCCAGAAGATTTACATTCGCTTCACATTCAGACCTCAGACGTGGTTTACAAACTCACCCACCCCTGTTGATTTGATAAAACCTTTTATCATTCTCGAATCCGTGCGTCTGACGGATGCCGAACGGCTCTACTATCGCAATCAGCCATTGAGATACATCATACCAACCATAAAGAGGGAATCCACTGCCGAATACAATCAGGGAGCGGTGACGGCTGCACTCACCGCCAACTTTCCAGTCCAGCTCCTGGCTTGGTTTATTCGAAACAAAAACTATGAAGGAATTCAAAATTCAAACTTTTTCGACGTGAGATATCTCTATGGGTACGCGTCCCAGTATATCACGGCTGCCGTGCCATTGTCATTTCCGACGGGAAGCTCTCAATACATTGATTCAATTGAGACGGTAAAAATTACAATGAATAATGTTGACATCCTCGATACGTTCGCGAACGGCACATACTGTTCTTTCAAACAGCCCATGGAGCACGGGTTGTCGGTTCCTCAAAAGAATATCTATCTGTATTCATTCGGTCTAAACGTGACTGAATACAATCAGGGGGGGTATATTGATTTTTCAAAATTGAATTCTCATACTTCAAATATAACACTAAAGTTTCTTCCGGAGCTTGCGGCGACCATCACACAGTACTCACTGTACCTGTTTTACTATGGATATTCGATTCTTGAGTTTCGTGGGGGATTTGCGCGCATGTCCTATCTTTGAACGGTCCTGCACTCTGCATATAGTCTATAATTCCGTTAGTGATGCACCATTTGATGAAGTTGAGTTGGGCCACGGTGGTTGTGAGACCCTGGAATTGCACGCGTTCAGTCCTGCAAAACGGATCAAAGAGTTTTTTCGAATATCCGTCGAGACTCGACTTGTAAGCCACGTGAACGGTAAATGCGCGCCCGGCGGGTGACGTGTACGTGACGTGTTTATTCTTGGCGTAATTGGTGATAAACCACTCCAGATTACGCAGAGAAATACCCTGACTCTTGGTCGTGAGAATGTCGTGGAGGCGTGAGGCGTTGAGTGGATCCTCGTAAAAGCGCGTGAGAGATTCTAGGAGCAGGTCCGACTTGCTCATTATTTTAGAAGAACGTTAAATGTTTAACTGTCCTCACCTTCTCACACGCCGGGCATCCTGAGAGGAACATCGGCGGCAGCGTGTGCGTGTGCTGAACAGAAGGAACATCCTCAGTTTGGGGGCGCATGGCAATCACCGGCTTTTGATCCAGGTGAGTCTTGCAGTACCCGTCGGTCCGTGCGTGTCGTGTACAACGCGTACCCTTTCCAATGAGACCGAGGCACTGGTCCGACTTGACCTCTAGACACGCCACGTCTTTCATGAGTTTTTCGTACGGAAGGCGATACGTTTTAGACACGTGCTGAACCACGTTACTCAGACGCTCACTGACGCGTCGATGAACTTCATTCTCAATGATGTTCATTATTTGTTGTTCCATTTGGAACCTTACTCTCTTCTAGCTCGGCTTCTTAAAATACCCATCAAGCGTACGCATCTTGGGGTCAAATGTACCCTTCTTATTCCCGGCCGTGGCTGCGGCGAAGATTGTCCTCTCCGGATCTGATCCAACGAGAGGCTCGAGCAAGTCACAGACCGGCTTTTTGAGCTGATTTGTGAAATAGTACTGGTAGTCGAGCGCCACTCCATTTTCCGAGACCCACGTGGGATCCTCCGCCTTGTCGACGAGCTTGCCGTTCTTGGGGTTGGCGGCGACTACGAACTGCACGCGGTCACCCTGTTGAGGCTCGGACCCCGGTGAGCGTTTCTTGATCTTGTCGCGGACAGCCACGTGAGGCATCGCCACCTTGTAGTCAGAGGCCAACTGCTTGCTCATCATAAGCTTTTCCATAGGCACCTTTCCAGCCACGAGATCAGCCGATGCTTGACGTGCAAACTGGATGACGGGGCGAGGATCGTCACTTTCGAGAATCATCCCGAGCAAACTCTTCAGCGTCTCGCGGACGTATGGACAACTATCGCGTCTGACAACCTGAATACCCTTGACGTCAATCTTCTTGAAGGCGACGACACCGTCCCGCCCTTTTTCATACATTTTAGCCGCGTAACGCTTCTTGCTATACAAAAAGTAAGGGCAGTAAACCTTTTCGAGTTCAAGATCATTCGGTGATTTGAAGAGCTTCGTGCATTGCTCGGCGGCCAGCTCACCCTGGGCCCAACTGTACTCGATGGCCTCCTGCCCCTTGCGGCCCTCAACGTCAAACTCAACCATAACCGAGTCGGTATTTTTCACAATGAGAAAACCTTCACCGGCTTGAAAAGTACCTGCATCTGTCTCGAGATCATATACGTAACCATCCCAAGACTCGTGGATAAGCTCAACTGAATTAGGTTGAGCGGTCAAAACTGCATCATCACAGTGTAGCAAATCTGTTGAATGTTCAACCTCATTTGGTTTAATGAGATTGAGATGCGTGTCGAGCAATGAGTGGTCAGCTGTTACATCGACCGTTCCGTAAGGTGATGTTACCCTGTAAATCTTCTTTTGACACTTGTGTCTGATGACTCGCCGAATAGGCACCCAACCCATATGCGTCCACGATTTTACGTCATCCGTGACTTCGTATTTTTCTTTGTGAGTTCCGTCTTTCATGAAACCTGGATACGGTTCCCATGATTTCGCAAGGCGTTCTATATGAATTCTTTGTTCGAGACCCATAGGGTCCAATATGCGGACCTTGGTTCCAGGCATGACCGAGTCCCCGTACCTCACATTGGCTCCCGGAAAATTAGCCTCTACGTAATTCTTCGTCTCGTCGATCATCTGTCGGCCGCGCATCGTCACGGTGCTCGCGATCGCTACGCACGGGAGCATCCCCTTTGACGCCCCGGTGAACCCGTAAATGCTGTTCATCGAAATTTTATACGCGAGCTGCTGACCGTTGTAGACCGCCTCCATGGGCGTCCCCTCGTTCTGCGCCATGAGCTTCTTGGCCTTTTTGCGGAACGCCTTGAGGTCTGTGAGAATCGTTGGCAAGAGGGAGACGACGTTTTGAGCGAAGCGGTGCGGGCCGAACGTCTCGTACTCGACCCCTGGCAAGTTGTCGTACCGCGGATCCATCACAAGCGATGAATAGCACAAGTTGTGTGCGACCATGATGCTCGGGTACAGGCTGGCAAAGTCGAGGGCCGTGATCGGGCCGTAGTACGCCCCCGTCTGGGCGTCGAGCACGGTCGCGCCTTCGTACTTCGAGTCGTCCGGGGGCCCCTGACGCCTGAATGTAGGGATCAAGAAGCCAAGCTGACGCGATTTGTACGCCATCTGACTGAAAACCTTGATCTGCTGGCCGCGCTCGCTCAAAAAAGCGAGCGGGACCCAACACGCCTTGGCCATCTCCACGAGGTTCTGAATCTGGCACACGTGCGCCATGATGGCGTGCGGGAGCTCGGTGTCCTTCAGACAGTACTGAGCAACCTCACCCAGCTTCACCGGGTCGCCCTCTGCAAACCGCTTGAAAATCTCCTTGACTGGCATGTCATTCTTCTGGTCGTTGAGGAAATGCTTGGAGACGTTGTTGAGTGAATAGCTCTCGAGCTTGTGCTCGCGCTTAATGTCCTGAAAGAGATCGAACACGTACCGCCCGACCATGGGAACCATCTTCAGTTCGTTATTTCCGAGCGCGCTCGAGCTTAGGTTTTTGATCACAAGCTCGGACGGAACGTCGGTCCGTCGCCCCCAGAGTGTTTCGACGCCATTGCGCATTGCACGTTTGTAGAGGTATTCGAGATCAAACCCGAAGATGTTCCACCCTGTTATAATGTCAGGGTCGACCTGGGCGAGATATTCACTGAATCGCTCGATGAGATCGTGTTCACTTGTGAAGCTCTCACAATCTGGGCCGTCCGTCTGTTTCAGGCACAGACACTTGCGGGCAGGGGGTGAATCGCGTCCAAACTCGCGTGTAGTCATACCAATCTGAAACACAACGTCATTCAGGTTTGACGGACTCGGAAACGCCCCTGTACTCGAATAACACTCAATATCGAATGACATGATTTTGAGAGGGGCGATCTCGTCACGGTCGGGCAAAGGTGTGAATTTTTCAGTCACAATATTCAGGTCGCAGCGCGTGTCCATGTCTTCCTCGTCGTGCGTCACTTCGATCCATCCGGTGCTCGTGCATCCCGAAACGTGCATAAATCGAAGGACGGGGTCAATGTTAGCCTCGTAAACGCGCCAATGATCGCGCTCAAGATTCCAGGATGCACTTCGCATCGCCTTGTGCGTCTTGAAACTAAACTTGAAGAAGCGAGATCGTTCGCCATTCTGAAATCCCCATAAATCTTTGGCGAGCACAGTCTCGATGTGCGCGCCCCGCACGTCTGGCGTGCGAAATCCCGCCTTGGCGAAAAAGTACGGCTCGAAGGGGGTGGATGCGGATACGGATCGCCCATCTGCCGTACGACCAAACGCGCGCACTATGTACCGCCCATCTTCCGCGTCGTGACCTTCCCAGGCAACCGCCTGGAAGCACACTTTAGCCATTGAGTTAATGTAGCGTAGATCCTCTATTTACAGAGTATGCAATGAGTAAGATCAATAGAGACCAACCGACGATGTGATCTACTTTATCCATTGTTCCAATCTGACTCACTGACATTTTGTTAAATTCTGCACGGTACTGATCGGGCTTGAAAGGTAGCCACATGTAGCGGCCAAACGGCACAATTGTCGGCCCGAGTTTTGTACGGCACTCATACATGTAGTCGTACCACGCCATCGCCACATATGGGAACCATAATAAAAAAAAAAGAACAAAATAGTTCTTGGACGGGGTGAACCAATATCCCGCCGAAAGCAATGCTGAGAAAATAACGCACTTTATATTGAACGTGAAAGGCGCCCCTGGAAAGATGCCACCTGCCATACTATGTATGGATGTTTTAACGGCGGCTGCTCTTCTTCTTCTTCGAGCGGCGGAACTCCTCGTCCTCGTACTCCTCGTCCTCGTACTCCTCGTCCTCGCCCTCGAAGTTGGAGCTGCCGAACGGTGCGTAGCGCCAGATCACGGTGCTGAGAACCATGAATACCACGGCATGAACAGCCAGGCCGCCAATCTTGGGCAGACCCTCCTGTGTCGCGATCCAGCCACCGAGGACGTTACGAACCGTCTGGAAGGCCATGGAGCTGGCCAGGATCATGAAAAGCACGCCCATCATAAGCTTCTTGGGGCACAGGAACATTTATTAAGTACCAACATTTTTTAATATGAGACGTTGTTTGTTCGTTGGTTTCGACTGAGGCACGTCATCGTCCCTGCTGGACACCCACAGGTGATCGATGTGCGCTCTCCACGGAATGTGACACTTGTCAAGCGCCTTGCGACAAATCACACACGGCAGAGACGTGCCGGGTTGCCCGTCGCGTCTGAGACGCGTCACTACAATTTCACCGTACTTGCGATATGTCCATGTAGAAAACTGCGCCGGGGAATTGCCTTCACGACGCGAAAGCTCGCGCAGTCGTGAGAGCATCCTACGTTCTGCACAACATGTACAGCTATTGATGATGCTTAGTACTCCTATCGAGCACGCGATATACATTATGTTTTTATAGTCGCGTGTGTTTAAATGCCCGTCGACCCAAACCCATTCGCGCCGCGCTCCGTCAGGAACGTGCACTCGCTCGCCACCTCGACGACGTCAGGGGTCACACACTGCTCGAGGATCAACTGTGCAATGCGATACCCTGGACGAATCACAAATGGCTGATGAGAGTCGAGATTCTGGAGGACGACCTTCACCTCACCCGTGTAATCAGGGTCAATTACACCGGCCAGAGTGTCGAGGCCGTGCTTCACGGCCAGTCCAGAACGAGGTGCAATACGTCCGTAACATCCTGGGGGGATTGCGACGGAAATGCCCGTGGAGACCACCACGCGCCGCCCTGGCAAAACAACGTAATTATCGATGCTGAATAGATCGTAGCCAACGGCGCCGGGAGTCGAGCGCGTAGGGAGGGTGGCATTCGGAACCAGCTTTGTGACATTGAGTGCCATTCTGGGTATTAGACGCGTGACCGCTTTAAAAGGATCAACCTGAGAATACACAGATGGCATTCAAGTCTCTTGTACTCGACATTGACGGCGTTCTCATTCGTGACCGCCAACTTCTCGACAACGTGCGTCAAAATTGCGTCCGGTACGTCGCAAAGAAACTCCCAGAGTGCAAGGATCCGGCACGGGTCAATAGCGTGTTGTTCGCCACGACCGGGCACACGGCGCGTGGTCTGCAGACAAACTTTGGAATTGACGCGAGTGATTTCAACAAAGAGGTTTACGATTCAAACTTGCGTTCACGCCTTTGGGAAGTTCTAAGCAGTACTGAATTCCAACAAGATGCAAAAGAGATTCACAATCTCACGAAGAATGGCTGGCGTGTGACCCTGCTCACAAACTCTCCCATTGAATGGGCCGGTCAGGTGGCACAAGCCATAGGGGACGACGTGTCTGTCGTGTGCCCCGGGGGCAATGTCCTAGACTCGCCACTCAAGCCGGATGCAAGTGCGTATATTAACTTTGCAAAACATCATACACATATATTTGTCGATGATTCGCTGGTTAACCTCACGACCACGCGGTGGCTTCCGAACTGGCACCCCGTGTATTTTAACGAGACCAAGCACGTCGGAGGGTCAAACCCCGACTGGTGCCCGACGGTTGGGTCAATCTGGGAATTGTGCCTATTCATAAACTCTGCCGACTCTGAAATGTTTTCTCCGTAAAAAATAGATGGGCTGTATTCTAAATCCCGGTCCGGTGCTCTATGTGGTCCTGCCCTATTTCAATTTTTGCGGATTCAAAAGAAGAAAAGAACTTTTTATAAAATTTGTAGACTGGCTCAAGTGGAGGTGTGGGATCCGCGTTGTCGTGAGCGAGGCGATCGGCCCCGCGCCCCTGCCCTGCCTGCCAGTGTGGCGCCACCTGAAATTCCCCGTTCATAACCGTGTGTGGCTCAAGGAGAATTTAATAAACGTGGCGATCGGCCAACTCCCACCCGACTGGAAGTTTGTGGCATGGATCGACGCAGATCTTACATTCCTTAATGGAAATTGGATAACGGATACTATAAAGGCTCTTGGCAAGGCGGACGTTGTACAGATGTGGCAGACTGCCGTGAATTTTGGTCCAAATTGTGAGGCGATAAAAATAGATAAATCTTTTGCGTATATGTTCAAGGCGAGTGGGACGCCGTGGGTACCCAATGACAAGTACGGATTTTGGCACCCTGGTTACGCATGGGCCTGCACAAAAGATGCGTGGACGCAGATGGATGGCCTCATCGACTGGGCAATCCTTGGATCCGGGGATAGGCACATGGCTATGGCGTGGGCCGGGCGCGTTCTCCAAAGCGCTCCTGGAAATATACACCCTAATTACAAATCTCTTTTAGAAGAATATCAAAAAATGTGTCAAGGGTTGCGCGTGTCGTGGGTCCCGGGCACGATCCTTCACCATTGGCACGGATCGTTCGAGAATAGGCGGTACCGTGAACGTTGGGATATTCTTACAAAAAATAAATTTGATCCTTTCAAGGATATTAGAATGACGGACGAGGGTCACGTGACTCTATCACGTGAGGGTCTCCGCCTCGTCACACATTTAGATGAATATTTCACGGGCCGGCGTGAAGATGGAAAATGATGTTGTGTGGACGTGATGCATGTGGCTACGACTGACAAATCACCAAAAAACAAACATGAACGCCATCCAGCGTGAGTACCTGCGCAATGCTCGCAAGGCTATCCGGATTGCAAGCGACGTCAAGTTTAACGCCGTCGCTTACAACCTGCAAGTGCGCTGGGCCGAGTCATACTGGCACAACTACCTCAAGTCTATGGGCACCACCCAGTTTAATACACGAATGAACAATCTCAAGGAGCTGCTGGCCCGCAAGGACACATGTGGGGCTCTCACCTTGCTCGCGAGGGAGAACGCATCTTAGCGTGTATGAGATTCACAAGTGTGTTGTAATATGCAGCAGTGTGCGGCCCGTGCCGATTTGATCTGATACCGTGATTGTTCGCGCGTCTTATTATACTGTTCGCCGCCTTCACAAGTTTAGGCTCCCAGTAATTGACGACGCTTCTGCGAAACGCGTTGCTATGCTTTGCATTATTTATTTCCGCTCGCGCCTGACGGATGTCGTGCGCCTGCTGGTTGGCCGCAATTGCGAGCCGGGCAAGATTGTTCATTATTTTATATGCTTATTATAATATGACACTCCTGAACCGGGCCATAAATATCGCACAGCTCGAGTACAATGCACGTTTTAACGAAGGTCAGGGCCGGCTCATGGAGGCCAATGAACAGAAATACTATCTAAAAGAAATTCACGGAAATCAGGCTGTCAATAACGCGCTCGCCCGTGCCTATAAGATTGTCCATTTGAAGAATGAACAGCGCGCAAGACGAATTAATAAAAGAGTACAAACTGCCATCAGCCGCTTTATAAAAGCCCCTCACAAATCACGACTGGCCCGCGTGCACGCTGAACTCAATGCACTCCGTTTTGTACCCGTGAATACATTCAAGGTGCGTCGTGGGAGATCGCCGTCACCTCTTAGAAGCCCGAGTTCCGTGAAGAAGGCGAGACGCTACTCGTAAATTATTGTTCGGGTCGGGCCTCTTGGCGTACCATGCCCTTGGTGCTTTGCCCTTGGTCACTAGTACATATTTATACACGCGCGCCACCCCCCATTGATCGGCCGTCATTCCCGGGCGAGACCCTCCCGTCTGCCACGCACGTCTCCCCCTGTCATACACCGTGTTCAAGTTCTTCTTCGGTATCCCAGTTTTTTTTGAAATTAAGTTTTTTTTAAATTTTAGGCCAGGGTAAACTTTGTGGAAGAGCCCGGTCCACCTTGATCGCCGGGGCTTGGCAACTGCATTACTCGGACCCAACTTGAAAAGTTTTGTTTTTTTTCTTTTCAACAGTTCCTTCTCCCGTGACGCGCGCATGACGCTGCTCAGTCCTGAAAAGTATCTCGTCGGCCAGTACATTAATTTATAAACTTATAATAAATGAATTGGGAGACTAGAGCGGCTAATGCTGCTGCTGCCAGGCTAAGCCCAAGGTCGCGCAGGGCCGCTCTTTCTGCACACAAGAGCATTTTCAGACTTCTTAAGGAAAGAGCGGGCGTGAATGCGGCTATACGTGCAATTCCGGGAGCATCAACGGGCCAACTAACCCCATCAAACGCCCTGCGACTTGCTAATTTATGGGCGAGACTCGACCAAATAGATCACGACCTTTATATAGAAGAAGTTGAAACGGGTCGTTTCAGATACAACTCTGTTTTGAAGAGGGAGGCGGAGTCGGCACGTATAAAACGTGCAATGCGTCCTCATCAAAATAAAATGAAAAATATGTTGTGGAGAAAAGGTCTTGAAAGGGAAAAGGCGCGAGCGAGAGCTAATTTCGCGGAAATACAAGAATTGAAGCCGGTTCCTCCACCGCGTAAACGTGCAGCGTCTGCACCGCGGTCAGTCCGTAGAGCATCATCTCGACGCGTCGTTTCAGCACCCAAGGCGAAACAATACGCCACATCCAAAAGAGTCGCTTCTGCAAGAGGAATTTCTCCAAATCTCATAAAAATAAATGTATCAGTCGCCGCCCCAAGACGCCGCCGCACGCCTCCCAGAGGTGGTCCTGCGCTCAACGCCGTCACGTGGAGCCGTAGCCCGGGCGGCACTATCAGAGTTTTCAACACTTTAAATAAAATTGAAAAGAAATTAACAAACAAACAATATTCCGAGTTGATGAATATTGCGAATGAAAATAAAAATAAATTTATTGCAGAGATCTCAAAACTTGCTCGTTCTCCCAGACGGTAAGAGCATTATCAAACGTGGCTGAAATATAGAACGCGTCCGATTTACAGCGGCGTATATAAGCAATGGCTTCATTTTTACTCATGCCATTATAGCGTATGAGATAGGCTGCAATTACGGCGGCGCTTCTCTGCTGGCCCGCCCTGCAATGCACAATGACTGCGTCACCAGCCACGAGGCGTTCGCGTATTTTTCTCACGATCAACGGGAAATATTGAAACATCTGATTGTTCTGAGACGGTGCATCGTCAACTGGTATACGCGCCCCACGCGGTCCAAGCATGGGAAGATCGCGTGTGCAATTTACAATGAAATAATCGTTTGTGTCAAACCCAGCAAGTCTGACGTCATTGAAGGACGCGAGGAAAAGTTCAGGAAGTATTTCGTACATTGATATTATTTTCTCTTATTTTATTATATCACATCATGAGCCGCACACCGTCTGTGGCATTCAATGTTCACACAGCTGCAATGGCGGGTGAATATAGTGCACATGCGAAAAAGTACAAGAGAAATATGGAACAGGCTATCCGCCACGCAACCGCCGCCCGTAATGCGGCAAAAGCAGCCGTTAATTCAGCGACGGCCGGTCTTAACGTAAAAGTTAATGTCCACAGTGCTAGACATCATGGATCATTCCATGAAATTCGGAGAGCTCACCTCAGACAGAAAAAGAAGGCTCAGGCGGCCCTCAATTCTGCAAAGTCGGCCCTCAATTCGGCTCAGCGAAACTTGAACGCAATGACTAGTACACAAAAATAGCCTTCCCAGCATCAAAGGCCTTTTGCATCTTCTCCACGAGCTTTGACCCCTTGAACTCCTCCTCAAAATCTTCAAAATCTTCTTTTTTCAAAATCATTGTATTATTGTGCCATGTGACGGCCGTGCTCGGCATGACGCCCCGGTCGCGTGCGTCATCGTAGGCCTTGTTGAAAGCCTCGCGCGTTGGAAAGGCGCGTGATTGATAAAGATTGTTTATCCAGCACATTATGTCCGGATCATTGAATTCGCCAAGCTTGGTATGCCACTTGGGCTTGGCGAAATCAAGAACCTTGCGCTTAGGCGCGTACTCCGTGGGCACAGTTGAGAAGGTGGCCATGTTTTTTTGGCCGTCTGTACAAGGCTTAGAAGACCTTGTGTTCACAGAACATGTTTAAATCCATGTCGTGATGAGAGCGGCCCATTTCTCACCGCGAAATGTCACGTTCTCTGTATACTCGTACGAACCGCGTATAAAGTGCCGTCGGACGTTGTACACGTCACTCTCTTCCTTCACGAAAAAGAACGCGGCAACCTGACCCACAAGACCCGAACGTATATGTTCCTCTTCCCACCCGATTTCGCGAAGTTCATCGTCTTCTAGCCAAGTAAATATCATTTAATTTTCAAGAGGTCCTCGTCTCTAATAACCTCGGGCACACTTGCAAACCAAACCTTGAAAGGCTTTCCGGCCGGTGCGTCGTATACATCACCCCGCCAAACACCTCTGTGCCGCCCGTTAACTCCGTGAGCCCATGCATCGCCATCTGGTTCTATTTCATCATAGACCTCCCATTCGTACGACTCGCCAAACTTAAGGTACATGAGCTTCTTAACAGCTGGAAAATATCTAAACGTCGTGGGGGGCAAGGGGCGCGGGACGAGACTTGACTTGGCGAGTCGACCGGGGGGTATGCCTAGGGCTCGGCGCGTGTCAATATCAGCGAACGAGACGATTCGTTCGGTGAGATCCCACGGAAGCCTGCCCCAGATCTCGGGATCCATCTTTGTTTTGCAAGGCTGAGCGGCTCTAAGTGTCAAACGAGTCGTCGTACTGAAACTTCCGCGGCCCACACGCTTCACCGCTCACGACGAGCATGATTGTATCGTGTGTTTCCTTGATTTTAGCATGAGCATCTTCGTGCGCTTTTTTTATTTCATCATATATCATTTTACCGAATGTTGTCAAGGCTGTGATAATTGCAGACAAGAATGCGAGCTCTGCCATGTATAGTGCAAACACTAAATATCAAAAGACTCGAAGAGCTCGTCGAGTGACGTCTTCTTCGAGAGGCCGTCCGAACCCATGACCTCTGTGTACCACTTTCCCTGTGGGCCACATTGATCCTTGTCGAGTCGAACGAACTTGGCGTAATTGTGGTGAATCTTCCCGCGACTCACCGCGACCACCGAGCGAACGCACGTCTTCTCACCATGGTTGTAGTACAGGCAAACCTTGCAGAGGGCTGACATGCTCATTTAGTTCTCAACGGTCGCCGTCTTTACTTGATGCCTAAAAATTCTCTCCCAATCTTGGAGCCGAGAAACATCGCCGACGCGGCGACGATCGAAATGACCGCGTGGCGCGTGTTCACCTTGTACATTTGGGCGTGAATGATGACCAACGTCAAAAATCCTATCCAGAACAGCAAAGTGTAAAAGTCCATTTATATTAGGGAATATAAAATATCTCACACCCGTCAGGATGATTGCTTTTAAGACCCACGGCCCCTTTAAGAAAATGCCTTTGTAGAACCGGACTCTTTGCGGCGCTCACGTTTGGCGTCTGCACTAGCTTTGTTGGCTGCCGCCAGCGCAGGGTTAGCCTTCGCCTTGTTCTCCTGCTTGATCTTCTTCTTCTCAGAATCCGTGAGCTTGTCGGGTATTTTCTTAGTGTCAACCATTACACTTGAAGTACAAATTAATTACCAACACATAAACGCGGGGTGGTTTTAAATAACTCTGGCCCCCGAATAATCGATCCAGTCGTCAAGGCTAAAAAAGCAAAAGTCATCGGGCAATACCCAATCCTTGAATTTAAGTTGACATTCATTTTCGTAGAACCAGTTGAAGAGATTATCTTCCGGACGTTTCTGCCATTTCTTGTGTTCCACGGTCGTCTTCATAATTTCGAGGAAACGCTCCTCACTATGAAGACCACTGGGGTCGGCACCAATCCCATCGTAGTGGACCGTCATAAGTTTTAAATGTTCAGAAACTTTAATATGGACCGTAATAAAATCATCAAGTACATACGGGAGTTCGACCCTAAGCACGTGAGAGTGAAAAATTATTCAAATAAAAATGTTGCGAGAATATCTATCGGTGGTTACACGAACGGAAATCTACGACACGCTGCAAACCTACAAATACAGTTCAAGCCCAACTCCACAGTCTACCTCGCAAAAGGAAACACCGAGAGAAATTTTAGGGGTTCGAATAAGAAGTACGGGACGGTCATACGGGCTCTCGCCACCCGGGCGGCTATTCACGGGAACGCAAATAAAGTGACTCATCAGGGAAGTAATGAAGAACACCTCGTATTGAAAGAACACGCCAAGCGACTTGGGTTGTCGTACGTGAATGCGATAAATAGGTTGATGAGGCGCGATCCAAACTTTCTAAAAAATCTTCCACCACCGATTAGCACCAAGATCGTCCGGAAGCTTGGATTCCGTGAAGCGGCCAATCACCCGTATAGCAGTGTTTTCTACAAGAATATGAACACGCAGGCGCTTAATAAGATTCTGAATCAATGGAGAGGCCATCCTTAGCGATCGCGTACACAAACCACTTGCCGTCCGGTCCGCACCGAAGCGTGTCGACCCGTACACACGTGGCGTGATCGTGATGAACCTTTCCAGGTGAGACGGCGGCTATAGAGCGCGCACACGTTGCGTCGCCGTGATTATAATAGAAGCACAGCTTGCACAGGGAGGTGCTCATTGAGTTTCAAGGGCGTGGAGCCTCTAAGACATCAAGTGGCTCCCACGTGAACATCGAGGGCAGGTACTCCCTGATTTTCTCAGCCTCTTCACGAGTCGAGACGTACCCCAAGTTCTCACCGTAGATGGAGCGGATAATATAGATCATTCTTGGACTACCAAGGCCACCTGTCTATATCCCCTGGCATTTTACGTATAACATGTTCCATGTTCTTGACGTCGCCAAGAATCCAGGCAGGCATGGCGATGGGCGCGAGTCCCATGAGAAATAGGTGTGTTCCTATGCGGTCCGTTATGTATTCATTTTCTTTGAGTTTAGGGGCATACACGGCATTTCGTGACGCGCAGTAAATGTACGAGCTTACGACGTATCCGGCTGCCAGTCTGTTCATTGTGTATCACGCCACTGACGCTTTTAGATGCCTGTCTTCTCCCAGACCTGAATTTCGTTAAAATCTGGAAAGTCGGGCGTGCACTCCATGATCCACTTCTTCCCAGGCCATTTCATTTTATTCGCGTGGTCTACCGCCTTGGTGATAGTGGTGAACGAAAACACATACACAGGCGCGCCATATTGGCCCGTGACGTGCAGATTGAAAAGTCGGCGTGGTCTGAAGCATGGCATTGTTATTAATGCCACGCACTCCTCTATACCAGAGCCTTACCCTTCCCCTTGGCCGAGCGCTTTGCCAGACGCCTCTGCTGATTTTCCCAATTTTTCTGAGCTATGTAACCTCTAATATTTTTCCAGTTATTCATGGACAAGTTTATGGCGCGTTGGCGGAGATACGCCTTCCGGGCCACCGCCGTCGTGAGAGTGTTCACGTGAGCCCGGGCGTTGCGAAGTTGTTGATTAGATGGTCCACCACGGTTTGGACTCGGGGACTTGGGCTTGGGCTTCGGCGGGCTCGGGGACTTGTATGTCGATATATAGTTGCGCATCATTTGACGATTTTCAGGCTGACTCGCCAACCAGTATGCTATAAAATTAGCCTTGACCTTTGTGTTGCGCTTGGTCTTCGGGGATGGGCTCGGCGTCTTCGGTTTCGGGACCGGGCTCGGCGTTTTGGTCGTCCACGTGCCTGTATTGCGATAATGCATGAGAATTTTGCGTTGATGCATGGGTATACCCTTCCATACCAAACTGTACTGGTATTTACGAGCCATCTTCTCCTTGAACTTGTTAAGGTGCGCCTTGGCCTCCTCGAACGTGTATGTAGTCGCGCGTTGTGGAAATTTTTTAGAAAGTTTTGACATGAAAACCGAATGATTGAATGTATAACCAGAATTCCGTAGAGCTTCTATATTTTTCGTGGCAGAGTTGTAACTGTTGGCATTGCGTATAATTGCATTCATAACACTTTCAGGAACGTTGAGGACGGGTCTGTGCTCGGCGCGTGCCCACTTGCGCTTGATGGCGATGATCTGGGCCGGGTTGTACATGGTTGCGTACACCCCTTTATCAATTTTATTACCGAGGAGAGGATCGGCAAGAGTATGTTTGTTAACATTGGGCGTCTTCACTCTGTACTTCATCAAGCACGCAGGGGACACATCCTTTACAAATTCATTGCGTGTGAAAAGAGCGAATGCGTATCCGTAATAATTCACCTTGCCTCCCCTGAAGAATGAATAAATTTGTGAAATTTCTTTAGTGACCACAGTAATCAACTCATGTTTGTTCCACCAGTTGCACTTGAATACTTTTCGCTGGTTTGAATCATATATGTACCCTTGACCATTGCATATAAATCCCGCAACGGCGTGGTACCGGTGTTGCTCGGACGCGTTGGCGAGAGTATTCGCGATAATAATGGACGCGCTCGTCAGTGAGTAATCCGGGTCGTTCATGAATTCATAAGGAATTTCTTTCATGTAAGAGTGTTTGTGTATATTAGAATTGGAAACAATGACAAATTGAGGTTTCTTGCGCCCGTCAAATTTAGCAACTCCTTCCGCGTATCTCATATCAAACGCCCCCTTGAACCCAACGTGTTCTAGAATTTTAGAAATTTCCATTTGAGGGAACGCCCCCTTTCCTCCTTGATTCTTTTTGGCAACCGTGCCCTGTAGGCTCATGTTGCCCAGAAGTTCAGCTGACTTGTCCGCCTTAAGAGTAAGGGCACGCGGGCCGCTCATGAAGCACAAGTACTGATCTATAAATTTCCAAAAATATATTTCTTTTGTTTTTGTAATATTTTTCATGGGACACGGGGCGTTGTGAGCCGCGTCAAAATACTCCTTCTCGTTACTTTTAAGTTTTTTGTAATATTCGCGCAGTCTCATGTATAGAATTTTCTGTCCATTCTCAGACAGTATGAACCCGTTGAGAATGGAATAAAACCAACACGTGCCGCGCGTCTGTATGGCGCCTAGTTGTCCACAACCATTCATTATAATATGGGCAACAAAAAAAACGCGACTATAGATATGTCGAGAAGGTGGAACTACTTTGGCAATTCGCTCAAGAACGAAGGATGTGCTGCGGCCCGCGAGTTTGCGCAAAGGCCGTCGAGATACACATGGCTAAAGTTTTCTAGATATTACAGATCGAATACAGGTGCGGATCCAACAATACGTAGCCTGATGAAGTGCATGGGAGATGTCGTAAACCTTGATACGGTTCGATTTCTCTCGCACTTTCTGAAAGCATCTCGGGCGGCTGTAAATTTTGCAAATAAATTGAACAGAAATTCCTGGAACAAATTCTTTGCAGAACACAGGGTACTAACCAATAAGTTTCCTAATAAAGTTATGTTTAGACAGTATATAGTGACTAATCATTCAAATGAACACATGGCAAACAGGGCTTTGCACATGGCAAATTTTTACAAGAATTAAAAAGTCGAGACGTTTCTAGAATAATGAATTCATTGTACAAGGCTATCCTATTCGCCGCGGGGTCTCATGTGATGCGTTACGGTGCCGAATGGCTCTACTGGGAAAAATGCACGGGTTTATTTGTTTCTATATTTTCAGGGGGATCTCCCGCGTGTCAAGGTCTCCGCACAGTCGTTGACACGCTTTCAGTGACGACAATCAACTGCGCCACCGTGATAGCAGCCACAACCCCACGAATGCTTGGAATGTGACTGCGGCCAGCGCGCAGTTGGAGATGCGCGGGCGGCGTTCGGGTACAATCTCTCGCGGCTTGACACACTGGCGTTTAACCCATTGTTTTGTTTCATCATTGTATGTAATCTCGAAAGCCTCCATTATTCTTCTTCTGGAGTGTCCTCCTTATCACCCTTTAAGATTTTCCATGCAAAAAAACCAACCAAAATTATAAGAATAATTGCAATTAGAATCACCCATTTGTACTGCATGAGCGTTTCCCACCCTTTGTATGCAGTGTACCCAGCCACTGCGGTCGCCCCCGTCCCTCCCACCAGAAGCGCGGGATTCGGGGCTGGCTTCTTTGGTTCCTCAATCGGCTTGCCTGAATTGGGCATGTATATTACCCTCATAGTCCTACTCAATGTAAATCTTTTTTCTGTTGTTGAATGGGAATCCGTTGAACTGAGTCGTCGCCGCACTTGTGTAAGCGCCCATGTTTTCCCATACAATCACATCTCCCTCGCTCGTGTCCGCTGGTAGAAGAGCCTCTTTCGCGATGAGATCCCCGCCGTCACACGTCGATCCGAAAATCGTCATGGCCACCGAGTCCGTGCGTAGTGGAATTCCGCCACGAAGAACCTCCTTTGGGAGGGGAGCCGCGTGATCAAATAATATACAGTTAAAAGCCCCGTACAGACTTTCATCGATTGTAACACCCGATCCTTTCGTGCCGATGACCGGGGTGTAGAGCGTGCTGACACGTTCAACGAAGAAGCGACCGGGTTCAGCTATCAATTCATATTCTGTATGTATCTGATCTTTAGGCAATCCGTGCGACGCGCTAAATCCCCCGCCGATGTCAATAATGCGAGGGGAGTATCCGTGGTCACGCGCGAGTTCGATGGCTTGCTCCGCCTTGCGCACACCTGCCGAAAAAATGCCAGGTGACGTGGCAAAGGAACCTACGTGGAATGAAACACCAATGACGGTGAATCCGTATGCACGGGCCGTAAACAACAGAATGTCCCAATCGTTCTCCTCGGCTCCATACTTGACTCCGAGGTTGCACCGAGCCTTTGGGTCATCGGCTCTTATTCTCAAAAGAAGTTCAGGGTTCCACCCCACGCGCGCCATCTTTTTGAGCTCGCACACGCTATCAAACGTTGTCCGCAAAATTTTCACATTTTTCGCAAATACCATATCCTGTGAACGTTTGCACGGGTTGGCATACAGAATTCTCCCTGGATCAACCCCCAAGTCCAATACTTGTTGAATCTCGGAAGGGCTCGCACAATCAAAGTTTGACCCAAGGGTGGCGAGGCACGCCACCAATTCGGTGTCCGGGTTGCACTTGACTGCGTAGTATGGCTTTACGTTTGGCAAAGCCTCCGTCCACTCTTTGTAAACATTTCGAAGAGTGGACAAATCCTGAACATAATAGGAGTCGGTGGGCGGGCCGACTCCAGGACCGACCATCAAGTGGTATTTTTTTCCAAGATTTTTATATGAAGAGATTGGATCTGCTGCAGGGAATGGCGAGAGGACAGACGCGGCGGGAGGCGCTTCTCCTGAAGAAAGGGCCATCGAGACGAGCGGCTCTCCTGGAGCAAACGACGCTGCTACCGACCAGATTTCAAAACCGTGCGGGTCGGCACTTTTTCCTTACCCGCAAGGGCACTTATGTCGTCCTCGAGTACGGTAGAAGATTGTACGGGCGTAAAGCCAAGTTTATCGACGGCAAGAGGATCGTGTCAACCTCACGCGTTCCAGCGCGTATTCGGCCGAAAAGCGTCTGACACTGCATACGCCTCCGCCTCGAACGGATGTTCAACATATTGAACCACGTCCGAAATACCCATGGGCCGTGAAGATTTGTAAAACGAATCAGCCGGCGTGTTTCCCATGAACCACACCTTCCCATCCGTGTCAGGGTTGGCCCGAATGTTCTGAAATGTAGCACTCGATCGCGTGTAACCAGGCGGTATTCTAGGACCGCGTGTCTTCTGAATAACATGGACCATCTCATGGACAAGCGTTGCGGCATCGACAACACCGGGCACGAATATAACCGTACCACGAGTGTGAGGAAGGCCCTCCTCGTACTGCGCCTTGGCTATCCGCCACGGGACCCCGCTATAGCGTGTACCGGCAAGGTATTCGTCCGCGCGCTGAACCTCTCGCCATATGGCATCCTTCTCGTCGACCGTGAAATCCTGTGCACTCCGAACAGACTTTTCAATATAATCAGATCTAGATCTTGAATGACGTGCCCCGAGGTCAATCGAAGAAAGACGGCTCGCGAATCCGTCAGGGTCGGACTGCAAAAAATTCTGGGTTTGTGACCGAGACAGGAACATCACCTAAAGAGTGCAGTCATAAAATTCACAATGGCCAGCCGTGTCTTCCTCCTCGATCGCTCCGGATCTATGGAGACGTGCTGGGATGACACCATCGGTGGCTACAACTCGTTCATCTCTGATCAGGCGGTGTTTGGGGGCACCGTGACTCTGGTGCAGTTTGATCACGAGTACAGCGTGACCTACAATCAAAAGCCTATAGGCGAGGTGGTGCCACTGAACCGTACGACGTACCAGCCGCGCGGGTCAACCGCTCTACTTGATGCAATTGGTCGGACAATCAAGGCGTGGACGAGTCCAGACGCTCCTACCATTATCGTACTGACGGACGGCGTTGAGAACTCAAGCCAGCATTACACCAAGGGACATATCAAGGATCTCATCGAGTCCAAAACAAAAGACGGGTGGACGTTCGTATATCTGGGCGCAAATCAGGATGCATTCTCCGAGGCGGGATCAATCGGTATCGGGCCTACGTGTACGATGAACTTCGACGGCGCCAACACACCCGACGCATTCACGCGTCTGAGTGCGGCAATGTCTCAACAGGCTTCGAACCCATCACAAACTCTCGACCTAGGCAACTGAAAATATTTTCACGAAGTTGCTCAATCGTGCCGTTATTCTCCACTTCATACATTGTGTACATTGTGTCGATAGAACTCTCGAATATATGCTCAGGACCACCCTTGCGGGTAATCTTGATAGTCACCCCGCCAAGTCGGTGAATTTCCCGAACGTCATCCTCGAACCGAACGTCTGGGATGACAATCGGTGAGCCATCCCATGAATCAAAAAATCTTCGCGTGAAGAAATCGGCACCAGCGCACACACGCGTAGAATGCGTCAAATGCACCATTGCAAAGCGCGGAGTCACGCCCCATACCGGGTCGACATCCTCCTTGATCGCGCTCTCCACATTCACATCACTCCATCCGTAAAGAACTTTACAAGCGTCCTTTACGGGCTGAGCCAAGCGACGCACCTGATGCGTCCCTTCAAAAAAACTCGCGGCCGTGTCCTTTCCTACACGTGAACGACCGACGAGACCGATGATCATTTTATTATGTTAGAACTATTCCTTTATTCACGTGCAAGACCGGCCATGTCGAACATTACAAGAGCTCCCCATATCATCATAGCGAATGACGTATTTCCACCCGAAGTCGGGCCAGGGGTTGCAACACTGAAACCTGCGGCAGATGACACGGCGGCGTACAGGAGCGACAGAATCACACCCTGGAGAGTGTCAGCCTTATTAACCCCACCCGACAGAACCATACATACAATTATCGCAACCACCGACCACGACGCGGCCACGGTGGGTAGGTATACCTTCTGTGCCTTGCCCTTCTTGGCACCGGCGCCTTGCGTCATGGACATATACGGGATGAGTCCAGCGCCGAAGAGGGCCAGAATGGCACCAAACAGATAAAACATGGATTTAGCACCACCATATCGAATATAGAATTCAGCACCAAAAACAACTGATATACCAAACAACGCGCCAATCACGCCAGGTGGTTTTCCCTTTCCGAGTGCATACCCGAGACCAAAGCCCGTACCAGACTCGGCGATAATCGCACTTGCCAGCTGAAGGGCCGGAACAAATTTGCTGGTGGTGGCATTACCAGATTTCTTAGTTTCATTACCTTCAGGTGGATGAGAATTGGGCACGCCACCATTACGCGGCGACGGCGGGAGGGGCTCACCATCCAGTCCCTGCTGTTCTCTGTACAACCTTGCTCGTTCGGCGATTCTGACTCGGGCGGCGTTGTTGTTGTTGGGGGTCAGTTCCGGGACGGCCCCTTGCGCTGTGGCGTTGGGCGCCGCCTGAATCTCTGGTAGAGGGGGTGCACCGTTGGCAGCCATTTATTATTATAGCCTTAGGAAAAAATCACACCAATGTAGGTGCGCCTATGTTCGTCGCTCCGGCTGGCATCTTTGCTTGAAAGGAAGATAACATAGCCGCGCCCCTCTGTTTAACTGCATTGTTCATTCCTGTTTCCTTGGCGTATAACCAAAAGTTGTACAATATTGACACTACGGACAATATAAGACCCATTATTATCATGCCAAAACTCGCACCCTTTCGCTTCTTGGACGGAATCATGTTCACCGCGAGTGAAGTCGTAATCATAACACCGACCGAAAGTACTATAAATATAAATGTAGGTCTGGTGTACGTGCTCATTTACTAAGAGAGTCGGAAAATAATGCGGCGGCCTAAAACCCGTTGAGTTCGTGCAATCGCACTTTTGAGACTTGGCCTGGACCAGAGAAGCCATCTCGACCAGAATCCGGGTGTGTACCTGCCCGAACGACCCCAGTTTTCCCGCCGCCTGTGACGTGTCACGTAGCGCTTCATGCGTGCCCGGTCCTTGTGAATCGTATAATCCGAATACCCTTTCGCCCCGAAATGAACTGTTCTACCCTCTGGGAATATAGCCTTGAACTTGTGACGACCGTCCGTGTCCCGCACGACCCTCACGCTCCGCGCGCTCATTGTTTTAGGCTAATTCTTATTGAGATATAAATCACCAGGGCGAGTATGATGACATTGAACGCCATCCACCCTATGATATAAGGCATAAATGCATTGTTTTCGAGTATCATATTTAAGACTTGCTTCGTTAAAGAATCATCCGCCTCTTCTGTAATGGATCGTTTCATTAAATTAAAGAATCAAAAAACAACGACCGGGTCGGCGCAGGAGCTGACCGATGCCGGTGCCGTGTGTTTCTGGGGCGCGCCTGGTATCGGAAAGACTCACCTGGTTGAGATGGCGCACGGCATCTGGTTGACCGAGGATATTCTGAGATCAAAGCAGGGAACCTTGGACTTCCTGGACCGCGTCCGAAGCGCTGATCGACCGGTCATCATCGACGATTTCGAGACTATGGCGGAGCTCGTAGGACTCCGTGAACTGACCGGACCACCATCACGTGGTCAGCTCTTCATAACTGCACGGGGTCCGGTCAAGCTCGGGTTTCCTGTACTCAACCAAGAATATCACGCCCCATCTCCTGAAAAAATTGAAAGAATTGTTTTTTCAAAAAATCCAGATGCGGACAAGAAGTTTGTGGCTGATCTCATCTCCAGGTCAAATGGATCTGTACGATTCGTTCTTCAAGGACTCGAGTTTAATTCCGATGCTCCCGATAATTTTCAAGAACCTAAGCATGATCTCGACACCCTGTTTGTAAAGGGCGCCAGGGGTGTGAGGCCGACCTTGTCCTCTCTGCATGAACATGGTTACTCGTGGGCCGTTGTTCAAGAAAATTACACGGATGCACCGAATCTCACCATGGACGACATTGCCGGCATTGCGGACATGATGAGTTCAGCCGACGTCATTGACGAACACATCTACAGGACCCAGAACTGGGATCAAACTCCGTACTTTGTCGCGGCTGCCGTCTTCACTCCAGCCATGATTATTAAAAAAACTTTAAAAAAACTTCGACCCGGTTCACTGTGGACCAAGTTTCAGAATTATTGCATGAAGAGAAAGAAGTTAGATTTGATTTATAAAAAAATTGGAACAAACTCTCTAGAGACTATACCATTGGTGATCCTCCGCTCAGGCGATTACCCGGAACTGACTCCACAGGATATTTCTTTTATGAAAAAAATATGCACATTTAAGTAAATGGACGGGTATATCATCTCAGCCCTGATTTTGTTGTTTGTTTTGTATTCTCTTGTTTTCATGCGGGGTATGTCCGAGACGTACACGGATGCGGACGTCGCGGAATACAAACAGAAGGTGATGCTCATGCTCGCCAAGGCGGGCAAGGGCGCTCCCATCGACATTGCGGCCATGAGCCCAGAGGATCTAAACTCAATGTTCAAAGATTTTCTTATGATTTTCAACGAGCTGCAAGCCAAGATCAATGGGAAACCAGTCACCATGGCTGACGTGCAGACCACTTTCCCAATCGATTTCCTCAATGAATATAACGCATCTATCTCAAAATGAAAATGACAAGAATACAAATTAAAAAAAATAGAATTGCAAACCAGTTCAGACCCGTCTTGAATTCGGCACCCTCGAGTGTGAAACCCTCACCACTCATGGCACTGGCGAGTTTTTTAGAAGCTGCGTTTTTTGCAAATCCCAATAAAGCCGCTTTGGCACCGCCACCCGATTCTTCTTCCTCGTCCCCACCCGACGGTGATTTGACAGTCTGACGCCCGGGTGGTTGCTTCACACCTATCTCCTCGTCGCCAAAAACTCCAGATGATGCCGCCATGTCTTTTCCTGAAATTTGAATATTAATTTTCACTGGAGTTGGAGGAGGTTGTTGCATCTGAATTGGCGCGTATAGATATCCGCTGCCACCGGGAGCCCCTGGGGCCCCGGGAGCCCCGGGTAGTCCAGGCATCCCTGGTAGACCCGGAGCCCCGGGCATCTGGAATCCAGGCGCGGCTGCGGGCATCTGGAATCCAGGCGCGGCTGCGGGCATCTGGAATCCAGGCGCGGCTGCGGGCATCTGGAATCCAGGCGCGGCTGCGGGCATCTGGAATTCAGGAGCGGCGGGCATTTCCGCCTCACCACTTCTAAGAGCCGCCGCCCCAAGCGCACCAGCCCCTAGAAGTGCAGCTCCTCCTGAAAGTACACCAGCGTTATCACCCACGAACCCTCCTGCTACATCGGCGGCTTTTCCTATCCCCTTTCCAGCCTTGGCAATAGCGGAAGCCGCTTTTCCAGCCTTGGCGGCTGCAGCTGCGGCTTTTCCAACTTTTGCAGCCGTAACGGCCATCTTGGCCACTGAAGCCGCGCGTCCTGCGACGCCAATTCCTGGAACGAAACTAGACGCTGACAGTGCAAGATTACCAAGATTGGACGCTATACATTTCGCGTCTTTAGGCTTGCACTTACCGAGAGCTTTACCGGTATCAACCATCCCTTGAACGCCGCTAAACTTGTATAATGCTTTGCCAAAATCTTTTGGAGAAATCTTTTTAATTTTTATTTTAGGCATTTTGATGTAGCCCTCACTTCGACCTGCGAAATACACATCATGGCGTGACATCGCACCTACTACTGGATCACAAAAAAATTATATCAAAATCAAGAGGGCCACGAGGATAAATGCAATAACAGCCCATGCAATGTCGTTCCCTCGAGTGACCGGACCCCCCATGAGTGTGAACTTAGACGTGCGTTTGGCCGCGGGCTTCTTCTTGGGCACGGGCTTCTTCTTGGGCACGGGCTTCTTCTTGGGCACGGGCTTCTTCTTGGGCACGGGCTTCTTCTTGGCCGCGGGCTTCTTCTTCTTCTTCGACGAAGAGCCGCCCCCTCCGGTAGCTCCGGCTCCCTCATCTTCCACGCCTCCACCGATTGTTTCGGCGAACACTCCCGACGACGCCGCCATGTCTGATCCCGAAATTTGAATATTAATTTTCGTGGCCGGGGGTGGTTGACAAGACGCCGCCGTGGCGCCTATGCCACCTCCGCCATCGAACCCGGACGGCCCTCCGTCGAGACCAGAGGCACCGGCCGCTCCGGCAGCAATGGCCGAGCCGGGTGCGTAACGGGAGAATGCGCCACCGTCGGGACCCTTGGAGGCACTCTTTGCGGCTCCCCTTGCGGTACTCTTTGCGGCTCCCCTTGCGGTACTCTTTGCGGCTCCCCTTGCGGTACTCTTTGAGGCCCCCTTGGCAGCCACCTTTGTTGATCCTTTAGCCGCCTTCTTTGCGAACATTCCGGCTATGCCCATCTTCTACCATGGGCACATAAAAAAACACACACCTGATGATACAAGATGGAGACCGGAGGCGAGTGCTCTTACGTCACTGTACAAGGAAATGAAGTATTTTTTCATTGTGAAGTGAATGAGGACAGCATTCGAGAGCTCGTTACCAAGATGCGAGCTCTCGTTAAGCACCTCCGTAAAATTTACATCGATATAGGAATCGAACAAGATCCGTCCGTGACTTTGTACATTAAGAGTGACGGGGGTGATCTCTATTCCGGGTTCAGTGCGATGGATCACATTCGCAGCTTGCGTGCTCACGTGACGACCGTTGCCGATGGCGTGTGCGCGTCCGCGGCAACTCTTATACTTTTAGCCGGATCTGTTCGAAAAATGTCTGAGAATTCATACGTGCTAATTCATCAGATTAGCGCGGATGGAGTCTGGGGGAAGTATGAGGAACTCAAGGATCACATGCAAAATTTCACAAAAGACATGGATCGGATGAAGAAGGTTTACGAGTCTGAGACTGCCATCCCTCCTAGAAAGTTGAATAAAATTTTGAAAAAAGATTTATATTTGGATGCGGAGCAATGTCTAACATATTGTGTGATTCACGAGATTATCACGCATCCTTCTTCGAATCAAGTGCAGCCGGAGATTCTGGACGAATAGGATCGGCCACCGCCTCCTGCCCGGTCGGTCCGTCATCCTCGTACTCCTCGAAATCCTCCTCCTGATCAGCGGGCTGGGTCTTGAATCGAGCGCTGAAGCGCTTGTAGAGCATCCACGCGGCCAGGCACAGGAGGGCGATAGCAACAGCGGTTACAAGCATGTCCATTAATAGGAATTCATGTTTTTTGCACAGGACCCTAACGCGGTCCTATCCAAAAACCAAAATCATGACAATCGCACTTGATGCTGCGTGGGCCGCTTTTGACGAACTCAGGGCGCCACTGATTGGGAGCCAGCCGGCGGCGCGACCTGACTGGGAGTGCGGGTGTGGAGGTCTGAAGATTTTCAATTCAGATGGTCTGCCCACGTGCAGTGATTGTGGACGTGCCGATTACTCTTACGTGTCGGACGAGCCTGAATGGCGTGGAGGCATGGACGACGATGGGGCGGTGTCGGACCCCTCTCGCGTTGGCGCTCCCACGAATCTCGACCACTTTAGCGCCGCCTGGAACACGGGAACAATTATGACTGTTAAATCTTCGGCGGCTGGGAGCATGAAGAGGTTGGCCAGAATCAACTTTCACACGTCCATGAATCACAAAGATCGTAGCCTCTTTCACTCTTATGCAGACATGGACCGTGTAGGGAAGCAGATCCTGAGTCTTCCGGACAACGTGATGTACGCTGCGAAGATCAAGTACAGGCACTTTAGTGAATCGACGCTCACGCGTGGAGCTATTCGCGTGGGCGTCAAGGCGAACTGTATATTTCAGGCGTGTAAGGAGTTTGGGGTGGCGCGAACGACACAGGAAATTGCAGCCGCCTTCGAGATTCCTGTCCGTGACATGGCTCGTACGACGGAGATTTTTCTCGATCAGGTTCCAGAGGCGAAGGTGACAGTCACGACACCCTCCGACTTGATTGCTCGTTTTTGGAATAGCGTTACGAACGTTCACGAGTCTGACCGTGGAAGACTCAAGATGCGAATCATTTCTACGTGTAAAAAACTCGAGGACTCTTCTGGTCTGCAAGGACGAACTCCCAAGGCGGTGGCGTGCGCGGTGATGTGGACATTTCTAAAGGAGAAGGGGGTGACCAAGGCGGAGTTGTGTAAAATTTGCGATGTTTCAGTCCCCACGCTGACCAAGTTAGAGGCTATAGTAATGAAGGACTTAAAAGCCTTGGGCTAATACTTTGTAATGAGTCCAGTGATTTTATTCGTAAGCACGCCGTGTTACGGTGGCGTTTGTCTCGGGGCCTATGCAGAGTCCCTCTTGCGTCTCCAGCGTTTGTGCGCACAGCGCGGAATTCAGATGATGCTCGACACGACGGAGAACGAGTCGCTTGTGCACCGTGCTCGCAATCTCGCCGTCGCTCGCTTCATGCAGAAGACGCAGGCGACACACTTTCTGTTCATCGACGCCGACATTCACTTCGACCCCGAGTCTGTCATGCGTCTCATTGACTCGGGCCACGATATCGCCGTCGCGTGCTATCCCAAGAAGTGCATCATGTGGGATCAGGTTGACGCGGCGTTCAAGTCAGGCGACGTGCGTGATCCCAATAAGCTCGGATCGAGTCTCGTGATGAATTTCAAGTATGCGAACACGCCTGTCGTGAACGGATTCACCGAGGTGCTTGATGGGCCGACTGGATTCATGCTCATCAAGCGCCATGTTTTCGGAAAGATGGAGGAAAAATACCCCGACCTCATGTGTCAGAATGACCATCAGAACCGCGATCTCGAGACGTATCACGCGTGTTTCGACTGTATGATCGACCCCGTGAGTCGCCGGTACCTGTCCGAGGATTACGCATTCTGCCGTCGCTGGCAACAGATGGACGGGCAGATTTTCGCGGACGTCACGACGACCCTGGGCCACGTGGGGAACATTCGGTTTCACGGAGTTATGGATGAGCGGCTGAAGTAGGTGCGCGCGTACCACGCGTTCACGCCCGTCGCCTCGCACGCCAGGTGAAACGCCGCGCCGCTCACAAACACTGCGGGGACGACGTCCATGTACCGCCGCGCAATCATAAAAATAAGAGAAAGTAACACACCTACGACAAAAGCCTCGAATGCGAGGAGCGCCAGTGACTTCATAGTTAAAAGGTTACGACATTTTAGTTGTAATGTCCGTGATTCATATATGTGCAGTAACGCGAAACAAGTCTATTAGTGCCACGACACTTCACACGATGATGAATATTCACATGCTCTGTATGATGAAGGGCAAGCATCTGGATATTGCGTTTGTGAATGACCGTGCAGGTCTGCCCAAGATGATAAAATCTGGTGAGCGAATCATCTGGATGGAGTACGGTACAAATCTGGATGATAAATCAATTAACAAGGCGATTGATACGTTCGATAAAGGTCTGAACGTTCTCGTTTTTCCAGCTGTCAAAGAGGGTATTAACTGGGACCGATTTGCGCGCCGCACGAAGGAGGGGACTACTGAGGCGGCGTGCCAGCGTGGACTCGAGTTTGACACTGAGGTTGGTAAGAAGCTGGCCGACTCTCTTTACGAGGTCAAGAGCACTTCTGCACGTGTATGGGCTATGGATGCGAAACCCGTCGATAAAAAATTGCGAGGGGATAAAATGCCCGTAAAACTTCCCATGGACGAAACGATGTTCTGTACACTTCAGAACCTTGGAATCAAGATTGGTGCAGTCACATCTGCAACAGTCATCTGTCATTTCGTTTACGAGTGCGTTGGCAACATCCTCGAGACTTCTGGCGTAGAGCTCCGCCCTTAGAGATTAGAGGCTAAAACAAAAACATGCAACAGGCCGTAAAGGCTTTTATAAAACAGTCGTGGGAATCGGTGGATGCAGACCGATTCCCAGGACCGCAACCGGTCTCAATTGAGCGCCGGCATTTTGTTGAATTTAGAAAGAGGGAATATTTTGTGTGTGAAAAAACGGACGGGGTTCGTCACATGCTCGTGAGTTGCGAGCACGATGGAAAGCGCGTTGCACATCTCGTGAACCGTGCCTTTGCCATGACCCCCGTGTGCACCATGATTCCACGAGGCACCATACTCGACGGGGAGCTCGTTGATCTCAAGGCGGGTGGTAAACCGGTATTTCTCGTTTATGATGCCGTCGTCGTCAAGGGAGTTGACGTGCGTCGTACTCCCCTTGTTCACCGTCTCGAGGCTGCGCGCGCACTGCTCAAGAGCGTCATCCGATCAACCAAGGATCCGTTTGAAATCAGAATCAAGACGATGATCCGTATGCGCGACTTTGCGTCGCTGCCGCCTCTCGATTCGTTCCCGTGGGTGACTGACGGCCTGGTATTCACACCCGTGCCTGATCCTATCCGCATGGGGACGCACGAAACGCTCTTCAAATGGAAGCCCCGTGACCGTATAACCATCGACTTTTTAGTTCGGAACGGACGCGAACTTTTCGTGCAGGATCGAGGGGCTGAATACAAAGAGGCGGAACTAAACCTTCACAACCGCGTTGTGAATCCGGACGGGTCGATACTCGAGTGCGGGTACGGCGACCTGGGATGGTTTGTGGAGAAGATACGGACCGATAAGACGCATCCAAACAATCGTCGGACTTACTTCCGGACTTTGGTGAATATCCGGGAGAACATTCAGTTGTCTGAGTTTGTAGCCTGTACATAGCCATGTAGAATTGACCCTTGAGTGGAGCCTCTTTTAATTCATGAATCGTTTCATCATCCTTTATCACCCACTTGTCCCCGTGTCTCACCGCGACTGCGTAGTGCCCCCCGTGCATCATCCCCACATGAAGCACAACCGCGAACAGTTTTCTTTTTTCAAAAATTTCAGGGAGAATGACTGTGGATTTAGGACCGTACATTCCGAACGTGAAAGTCGCGACTATAGGCCACTCGACGACCCTCTGGCAGACCGCCGCCACGCTGTGCGTCTGCCCGCCATCATCCGTGTACCCGGAGAGGGCGGTGTGTTTCTCTCGACGACGCACGAGTTCACAGAGAGTCACCTCCTCCGGCGCGCTTACAGTTGGAAACATTATAGAAACAAAATCATCCGTCCGTATAGACTTTCCACCCGGGTACACAGTCTCCTGTGCCTCACGACCTGTGAAAATTCTTTTTATAAACTGTTTGTTCAAAGAATTTTCAAAAACATCAATCATGCAGAGTATCACCTCTTGTGCATCGTGCTGACCTGTACCGGAGAAACTAGGAAATCGTGTTGTGAAAGCATGGTGCAAGGGGCGTGGGTCTGGAATTTCAGATTCAGACCATATCTGCCGGACCACCTTGCTAAACTCGTGTGTCAGTTTGCACGGTCCTTCATACCCGTCCCTGAGCAGGGAGTTTGCCAGGAGCGGCACGTGCGCGAGGCACTGCACGGCCGTGTTGAAATAGCAGGTGTTGCCGAGGTTCGGCAGCCCTTTCATCGCGCCTTAAAACAAACACTCTACTAAACTTTAATATGGAAACCGCGCGCCGCCTCTTCGAGGTTTGGGAGCCGCTCATTCGCAAGCACGCGTCTTCTGATCACGTCGAGATTGAGATGCGTCTCGGGCGCAAGACGCCCCACAAGTTTGATACAAATGTAGGCAAGGATTCATTTTTCAAAATTCTCAAGGCTCTTGACCGGTTCAAGGGGTGGGAGTCGCGGTCGGAAAAGACGTACGCGGTATACTACGGGTCTGCAAACAAACGAATCACCGTTGACGAAGACACTGATGAGTCGGTTGCTGTTGTGAAGACGCGAGTGGCCGTTTCTGATTTCGACCTAGACAACTGCCCTTTCGACGTGCGCCTGGGCATCTCAAAGGAGGTGCCGTACGAGCAGGACGACGAGGAGATGGCGAGCGTCAAGGAGAAGCGGCGATGGTCATTTGTGCGCAAGAATTTGTCAATTGACTTGTCTCAAATCAAGGGAGATCCCGAAGATCCCGACTCTGACGAGGACACCACCTGGCACGTTGAGTTTGAGATTATCGATCCAAAATCTATCGGTGATCAGAATTCACTGTTTTCGCTCATGTACAAGATTTTCAACATTCTTGAATGCGTCTAGCGATTTTCGCGCGCGGCCGCTCGGCGGTTCTTATTCTTCTGGTTCAGCTCCTGGCGATGACCCAAAAGTGTATGATAATTATTTTTATTAAATTTTGATCGATGTGCAACCAGCCACTCTTGGCGCGCCTTGGCCGTCTTTAAGGAACTCAGTGCATTTTTGGCCGTGTTTACATTCAGTGGCTTTTCCGGGGACGCTGTGAAATTCATCCAGTTTTGGTAATGGCGATTATTCAGACCCTTTGAGGCGAGGTAAGACCACGAGTACCGATTGGCCGGACCGATCCCAAGTCCTATATTTGCAATTGCATTGACGAGATTTTCAGCGTTTGCGTTTCTGGGCACGAGGTAGTTTTTGTTTTCACGTGGATCCTTGCGCGCCTTTTTGACCGGCCCCACGACCGGCCCCCCGACAGGCGCCGCCTTGGGTGCGCGCTTTTTGCGTTCAGGGCCCACGCGCTTCACGGCAATGTTGGGAATTTCAGGAGTGCGGCGCTTTGCCGGATTCCATTCGGGTACACGCGTCACAATTCCAGTCTCGATATTTTCACGGTTGTAAGATGCTCTGCCCTGCTGAGGAAGAGCGCCGTTCAGCCAGGCCTTTATTCCGCGCCGGACGGATTCTTTATTGGGGAGAGATCCTTTGGCGTTGACGTTCGTGCCGAGGCGGACGAGCTGGTTTTTATAAGAATTGCGCAAGTTGGGTGGGAGCCAGTTGGGAATCTTGATGGCGGCGGCGTAATTCTTGCGTATATTTGCCAACTGTGTATTGGTCGTCAAAGATTTCTTAAAATTTCGGGCCGCCTTTTCAATCGTCGTCTTCAGGGGTTTCCCACGCGCCCCAGACGGGAGATTCTTAATGACGGCTACAAACTTATTTATAGTTGCCGAGTTTACATTCCCAAGCAAGTTGGTTGCCATCATTGTATATTCCAAATTCCGTGTAAAATTGGAATTGTTTGAATTGGAGGAACTTGCGGATTCGAGAGCCTCGTTCGACCGTCCGGCAACCGCCTCATTTCGCGCCTCCTCTTGCATCTGCCGCTTTGCACCGATCAAATAATTAAATTTAAAATTTTTCTGAACTTTTTCATATTCCGCAAACTTGAAAGAATTGAGAATTCCACGAGCAATCGCCTCTCGCTCGGCGTTCTTGAGGGTGGCCCATTGGCGTGCACGCGATCCGCGTTTCACACGACCATTGTTCATGATAATGACGGGCACTCCGTTAATAATTGTATTCGGTACATTTGTATAAGGTTTCAAGTATTTGGCTATGAGTTCGGCAATCTTGGAGAGAGATTGACCCTCGCTCACTTCGGCGATTCCTATATTTCTGGCAATCTGCACGAGTTCGGGGCGCGTGTACCGGTCATACTGTCTCCCGTTTATTCTCACCCCGCCCTTTGCATTGTAATTGAGCCAGTGAGTTGGCTTTTTCCAGTTACCGGCCGTTGCGTTATTGGCTGGGCCGTTCTTGATTTTGAATTGATTGCGAACAGCCTGTGGGATATTCACGCCCGCCTTTTTGTACGCGGCAATTATCGTCGGCCGGGCCGCAGCCAGCCCCTTGGGCACCTGGTAAAAGTACGGCTGCCCGCCCGGTCCGGGCTTCACATAGTGCCCTTCCTTGGTCGATGTCCAGTTTGGTGCGCGCCGGCCCTCCACCTTGGGCGCGAGCTCCTCGTTCCCAGCCAGTGCAAAAAGATTGCGCACGGTCGCGGGAATGGGAACGCCCGCCTCCGTGTAGGCGCGGATCATCTTGGGGCGGACGAGTTTGAGATTGGCGACGAGTGGATAAAAGCGAGGTTTGGCGTTCGGTCCAGGTCGTACGTAAAATCCAGGCCGGGTGTTGTTCCACCCGGCCGCCTGCGAGTATCGATTCGCCGCACGGACACGCTTCGCCGCCAGGTTGCGCCGGGCGGGCATTGGCGGTGCCGCAATTCCGGTGTAATTACCAGCCTTGGCGCCCCGTGCGTACTTGAACACCTTGAAGCGATCTACTAAATATTTTGTAAAAATTTGTTTTAAAATTTCAGAAGTTGATCCAATGTCTTCGAGGCTCTTGAGACCCTGAGTCAATATGGCGCCGTTCGTGTATATGATGAGACTGGCCCGGGGGTCTGACCATTTAAGGTAGGCCCCTGGCATGAGTTCCGGGGTGTAATCCCACTTGAGCAGACGCGTTTTGGGCACGCGGCGAGCGAGTTCTTCCCCGAGATCATCCAAGTTTATGGCGCGGTTGATGTACATGCGCGTGTCAATCTTCACAATCTTTATCGGGGACGAAATGATACCTGGGTAATAAGTCTTATTGAGAATTCTAATTACGCGCTCGTATGGGCCGGTCGTGCTAATCTGCATCTTGGCGCTATCGTTATGACTCACGTACGCCTTTGAATCTGGATTTTTAAAATCAATTGTGAATGCCCACCTCTTGACTTTTTGAACGTTCGTCGCGCCTAGAATAGTGTTGCGCCCACGCAATTTGCGAACGACGGGGAGTTTTCCAGTTGCCGTGTATCCAAGAAGTTCCTTGACGCCGTCAGGGAGAGGCATCGACGACACATCATGAAAGGGAACATTGAGCGACACGATGGTGGACGTGACGACGGGTTTCGTGAGGGCGTAATCAAAATTGGTAAATTTGTTTACATACTCGGATGTTTTCGGCGCGCGCTTTCGAGCCCACGCAGCCTGAATCTTACGGGCAGCAGCCTCCCTGTTCATTACTAGATTACGGCATTTAAATCTTGGGCCAGATCCAACCCATACACAAATGGCTGCACAGCCATCGTCTGTTCGCGCCACACGGTGCCTGGACGAACATCAACCTGCCTGGAACTAAACGGACCGGCGTAAAAGTCGGGATTGAAGCGCGGTTTACCCAAATTGTTCGCCTGGCAATGCTGATTGAACGCAGTAACGAACATCTTCTGCGGGCAGCACAAGTTCTTCCCGTACACGACATTCTCAGATGCGAGAAAGTGCTGAAGAGTATTCGTCACCATCGCCACCTGATTCTGAATCTCGATGAAATACTTGGGCAGAACATTCCAAATGTCCTGGTCTGAGTAACGCTGTGAGTAGTCGAGATAGGCCCGGACGCACTTGCACAAAATGGTCGCCATCTCTGCATCAAGCTTGTCGTCGAGGTGAGGGTCCGCCTCCGCCACCTGGCGGCCAAAATTCCACGTCACGAGACGGCGCAGAACCGACCCCGAATTGTCGCGCCAGTTGGGAACCTCATTGCCTGCCAGGATGCCGGGAACCTTCCACGTCAGACTTTGAGCAGTCTTGTTCTTGCGCGCGATGCTCATGTCCTCACCCGACACGAGCGACTGGAATTCAGCCTGCTCGAGTGCCATGTCACCCTTGATCTCGGGAGCGATGAACATGAATCCGTCGTAGATTGACTCGAGACCAAACTTCTTCTCAATGTTGTTGCTGAGCGTGCGCACGTCTTGTCCCTCGTAAAACTTTTTACAAATTTTTGTAATAATTGTAGATTTGCCGGACCGAGCAATACCCTTGAGGAACGGGATGACTTGCCACGAGTCGAGATCATTCAGATCGAAACACAGGCGGCCGCAGAAAACGTACAGCCATTTGCACACATCCTTGCTAAACCCCTGGTAATTCATAACCGACTCCATGTGAGGGGTTGGGATGTCAGCCCAGTCGGAAATATTAATAGACGAAGGGTCAAAATCTTGATCAAAATATTTTGAGCTGACGATTGTCGGATCGAGGTGCTTGAAGTTGTCGCTCGTGTATTCATAGAAGCGCGTGCCATACTTGCCCTCCTTCTCGTCCAAAAACTTTCCAACAAAAATTCCGTTTCGGAACGACCACACGCTACGGTTCTTCTTGATTTGAGGAAATTGCAAATCCCGGCAATTGGTCAAGTGGCGGATCGTGTCGGTGACGATTGAACCCTTGCTCGTCATGTGTTTCCACATGTCGTACTTTTCCTCCTTTTGTGAATAATAATACACAAAGTCCTTGATCTCCATCACTGGTTTCCACGCCTTGGTCAAGTGACCGTCCTCGGTCGCAATCTGTTTACAACAGTAATCACCGTACCGACGCATCTTGAGTTTGTACGACTGATCGAGCAGGTACAACAGAAACTTCTGAAATGAGCTCGTGTCCTCCTTCTCAGTTGACGGGTCATTCAGGCCCATGGTCTGGCAGCGAAAAATCTGGGACTCCATGTCACCCTTGATCGGCACGTGCGTGGGGTGATTGATTCGCTCATAGGTTCGGACCCATCGGAAAATCATCTCGTACGTGTCGTCCACGGTCTCGATGAGGCGCGTGACGCGCTGACCGAGCCGAAACTCCAGACCAGTCGCATCAACGCTTGCATCATCGCGGATGCCTAGCTCCCCGGCACGATGGTACACATCAGACAGAATTGTGACAAAATTCCGGCGCTGGTTTCCAATCGTATCAATATTTACATTTTGAATTTGTCCATCCTCAAATCCAAAGATTTGAGCACCGTTTACCCAGGGGACGTACTTGTCCCCCTTGACAGTCAGACACATATGATCCTCGAGCTTCGTGACGAATGCGTTAAGATGCTCGGCGTTCATATTCACGATATCCGAATGGTGGAGTTCCATACGAATTTCGTTTGTTTTTTCAGGAGTCGCGTGGTCGATGGTCTGCACGCGCTCCATTTGTAAGACAGAGAGAGATAATTTTAAGCCTGGGCTGGCGACCCTTGCTTGCTCAAAACACTCAGGATCTTTATCAAAATCTTATTTTGCATCTCGAGCGCCACCTTGACCCCGACCATGGCACTGGCGACCGTCTCACCCTCCTCGGTGGTGAACATCTGGCTCAGCGCGTCCAGGAGATCACCGCCATCCTCCATATCCATCTCCTCATCCTCGTCACCGAAATCCATCTCCTCATCTTCAGGAACTTCTTCAATCGCAGGCTTGGCAGACATTTGAAATATTCAGATAGTTTTGTTTTTAGTTTTTGGCGCGGATCGCTTAAAGGGGCAGACCCTTGGCCGTCATGGCATTCTTGAGGGTCATGTAGGCCTTGGCCAGGTTGGCGTTGGCGACGGCCGCATTGGCCGTCGCATTGGCCGCACCATTTACGGCAGAAGCAGCCTTATTATTATTGGCCCGGGTTGGCTGGTTGGCCGCGGTGAGGGAGGCGGTGGCAGCCGCGCGCGCGGCGTTATTCGCTTTCGCCTGCGCGTTTGCGTTAATCTTCTGCGCGTTAACGACATTCGCCTGGGCGGCGGCGACATTCATGCCGGCATTTGCCGCCTTATTACCAGCCGCGGCCGGAACGGCACCGTTCGCCGCCGCACCAGCAATCGCACCAGCATTTGCTGCGTTGGTCTTGGCGGCGTTCATCATCGTGGCGTTACCAGGTGCAGCACCGTTCATGATTACTTTAGTCCGAGAAAATTTCCAGGCGCGGCAGGTCGGCTCCAAATTTTTTTCTTGGGTACTATTACAAATGGCAGGTGGTCTTATGCAGCTGGTCGCTTATGGCGCGCAGGACGTATATCTGACGGGTCAGCCCAAGGTGACCTTCTTCCAGGCGGTGTACAAGCGCCACACGAACTTCGCGATGGAGAACATCCAGCAGACGGTGAACGGCACGGCGACCCCCTCCGGCCGCGTGTCCGTGACGATCGCCCGCAACGGTGATCTGGTCGGTAACATGTACGTGTCCATGCTGCCCATTGCGGCCAACCTGACGTCCGACAACTCCAGCTACGATTCCTGCTGGATTGCCGAGCGCGCCATCGCCGCTCTGGAGCTGACGATCGGTGGCCAGCGCATTGACAAGCACTACCAGACGTGGTGGCGCCTGTACGCCGAGGTGTTCCTCGGTGAGTCCGACAAGGTGGCGTACGGCAAGATGGTTTCCTCCCCGGTGACCGCCACCGCCTCAGGCGGCAACACGCCCCGTGTGTACCTGCCCCTGCTGTTCTTCTTCAACCGCAACCCGGGCCTGTACCTGCCGCTGATCGCCCTGCAGTACCACGAGGTTCGTCTGGACTTTGACCTGACGACGTACTACGACAAGTACTTCAGCACCGACTTCCAGGTGTGGGCCAACTATGTGTACCTGGACACGGAGGAGCGTCGCCGCTTCGCCCAGAAGGGTCACGAGTACCTGATCGAGCAGGTGCAGCACACGGGCGGTGATTCCATCGCCACGGTGAACGATTCCGCTCAGCTGGTTCGCCTGTCCTTCAACCACCCGGTGAAGGAGCTGATCTGGTGCTACTCCAACCCCACCGCAACTGTGCTGAACTCTATGTGGAACTTCTCCACGGGCACGTCCAACATCCACGTCACGTGCAACACCAACCCGGCCGTCATGAACACGACGCTGCCCCACGTGCTGGGCTGCCCGCACCTGTACGCATCTGGCAACACCGCCTCCGGCTCCAACGTGTTCTGGGTTGAGGAGGGCGTGGCCCTCGGCGGCGGCGTCGCCTCTTCCGCTGGCTACGAGGTCGGCCCGCTGAACAACTTCAAGCTGATTCTGAACGGTCAGGATCGCTTCAAGGAGCAGCTGGGCAAGTACTTCAACCAGTACCAGCCGTACGTGTACCACACCGGCACGCCCTACCCGGGCATCTACGTGTACTCCTTCGCGCTGCAGCCGGAGGAGCACCAGCCGACCGGCACCTGCAACTTCTCTCGCATTGACAACGCCCAGGTGTCGGTGGCGCTGAAGAACGGCTCCCAGGCGACTCTGCAGAAGCTGTTCGCGGTCAACTACAACATCCTGCGCATCCAGTCTGGCATGGGCGGCCTTGCGTTCTCCAACTAGAGAACTACAGAAACTGCTACGCGAAAATAAGGGCTACCGCTTCGGCGGGCTTCGGCCCCAAGAACGTTCGAGGTTCTTGGAGACGAAACTAATATTAGTAAAAACTAAATGATGTTCATTTTCCTTCTTATAATAATGGCTCTGGCGCTTCTCGTCAAGACCATCAGCCCGTTCGTCGCGTTCAGTCCCAAGACTCTCTATACGTCCGCCGTTCCCGAATGGATGCGCGGTGTTGACCCTGGGTTAGACTTTAGGATCGCTTGACAACCTGCCACTCACCGGCGTCCGCACCAAAGTTCTCTTTGATGCTCGCGGCACAGGCCGTCGGGTCAAAGCTCGGGCTACAACAAAAAACATCAACATACACAATTCCGTGCTCTGGATATGTGTGTGCTGAGAAGTGGCTCTCTGAAAGGACAAGCACCCCGGTCGCGCCGTAAGGCTCGAATTGGTGGAACGCCCGCCCTACCACGGAGAACCTGCACTCGGTGACGACGCGATCCATGCACGCTTCAAGCTGCGCAGTGGTTGCGATTTTCACGCCAGTCAAGTGTCCGATGAGGTGCTTCATTAGATAAATGTGTGATTTCTTCTTTAGACGCTGAAGATGGCGCGCGCCGTGAAATAAACGAGCAGGAGCGACATGAATAGAAAGAGGGATCCGAATACGATGTTGGGGAAGTCCTTCGGGGTGGCGGTGCCGGTCGTCTTTTTAAGGGGGTTATTTGCCTGGTAAACGGTGGCGGTGCCGAGCGAGAAGAAGAGGGCCGCGAGCACGAACCCGAAGAGGGCGGTCGCAGAAAGCTCAGGCATTTACTATCTACATGCGATTATATTTTGGGGTGTTCAGTACCGTGAAGAACAGATACATCATGAAAAAGCCAGTGATGATGCTCGTGATCGCCTTAATGTTCACGGCGGGGATCTGACGGCGGCCCGGGTCCAGGAAGTCCTGGATGCCAGTCACCATGAGCAGCACGGACGCGCAGAAGTAAACCGCCTTGGCGAGCGTCCACGTATGGAAGCTGGCCGGCTGTACGTACCCGCGGGACTGGTTGTAAGGGTATGCCATTTATTACTTAAGGATATTTTTATCTGGTTCT